GTGCAACACGTAGTTTTACAGCGGCTTCTGCTGCTAGCCATAACATCAACACTGGTGTTATTTTAATTGGACAAACAGCTACCCCAAGTATTAGTCACTGGGGTTCAGCGTTCTTAACAGACGGTGGATTTGACCAAGACCGTGGTTACATTTTTAACTATCAATCAACCAACGTTGCTATTAGCGCACGTAAGACAACAGCGTTTGCTATTCGTCTAGCACCTAGTGTAAGTAACGCTATTGTTGGTGACTTAGGTGTACGTGACTTGATTAACCGCGCTCAGTTATTGTTACAAACAATTGAAATTACAATTGGTGGTTCAACTAACACAAACTGTGCTGTGGTTATTGAAGGTGTATTAAACCCAAGTAACTATCCAAGTACTGTTACTAATATTACTTGGAATAGTTTGAACTCAACAGCATTGCCAACTGGACAGCCAAGTTTTGCTCAGATTGCAGCTGGTACTAGTGTAACATTTAATAGTAGTGCGGTTAATACAACTAATAACTTAGTTGGTGCATACACAAACGCATACACTACAACTACTAACTCTACAATACTAAGCGTAGCCAGCCTTACTGGTCTAGCAGTTGGAGATGACGTTTATGTTCCAAGTGCTCCAAGTGCTGTATATGGTGCTACAAAGATTACATCACTAGGTACTAACACATTCACAGCTACTACAAGTGTTGCAACTGGCACAGCATCAGTAGTTGCAACAAGTACAATTAGTGGTACAACATTTACAGTTGGTGCAGTTCCAACTGGAACTTTATTAGCAGTAGGTATGGTGTTAAGCGGTTCTGGTGTACAAGCTGGTACATACATTACTGGATTACTAAGCGGTTTAGGATCAGCTCCTGGTAGTACTTGGGCAGTTAGTGTAAGCCAAACAGTAGCAAGTACAACAATTACTGGTACTCCATTCAACCTAACTTTAAGTGCAGTTACAGGTACAGCGCAAATTGGTAGCGTACTAACTGGCGGTAGCGTAACAGCTGGCACATTTATTGTTGCACAGATTAGTGGTACAACTGGCGGTGCTGGTGTGTATGCTATTAGTCAATCATACACAGGTACGCCAACAGGTGGACAAAGTAACTATGTTATTATTAACAACTCTGTTCCAACTCCTTGGGCAACTGGTACATCAATTCAATTCTCACGTAACACTTATGCGTTACCTGGTGAAACAATCTTCTCGTTTATTAGCTCTCCAAGCAACAAGGACTCATTAGATTTAACACCATTGAAAGAATTGACAGCAACTCCACTAGGTGGACGTGGTACATTCCCGAACGGTCCAGACGTGTTGTTTATTAACGTTTACCTAACACAAGGTACACCGGTTAACGCTAACTTGGTACTACGTTGGGGTGAAGCGCAAGCGTAAGAAATTACACTCACAAAAAAGCCGCTATATGCGGCTTTTTTATTATATCAAATCAACTAAGTCAAAAACTGTTTGAAGTTTAGTGCGAATAGTTTTGCTTGAAAAACTATTACGCAGGCCTTGATGTAGGGGTTTTGGAGCACGGTCTATAGTTGCCCAGGCCCAGGCCATATGTTCGTCGCTTAATTCTGGGACAAACTCTTTGTCTATTACACACAAATATGTGTGAAAGTTAAACACTTTATCATTTGATACAAATGTTTCAAGTGGAATTGTTTTTAAAATTTTAGGAATACTACCAATTTCTTCTTGTATTTCACGCTGTAGGCCTTGCCACGGAGTTTCACCGGTGATATTTGTACCACCTACTAGCCCCCAAGTGCCTTCGTGTTTGCCGTGTGCTTTTTGTAGCAACAAGAATCGTCGTGTAGACTTGGCATAAAATAATGCACCGCTACAGACAATTTGTTCTTTTAAAGTGTTATGCTCCATTGGCTTGCCGTATATAGTCCTTCGAAACTCTTCACCCAGGAAACTCCGTTCCAGATGTATTGTATTCCAGTATATATATTCGTTTGCCACACTAGAGTGTCTGTATCCTGACTAGCATTAAACACAATAATCCATTTAGTACCAGTCCACTCTATAATATCGTTAGGGTATGCTACAAAGTCATAATTACCGTGACCATCAGGCACACTATTGCGCCAGGCTTCGGGACCTGTATTGATGTCGTTGTGTACACTACCTATTTCATCAATGATTAAATATCTACGACCAGCAGACAATTCACCATACTGTGCAAACAACTTAGCATCGTTAGGTCCAGTATTCTGCGGATTAATAATAGCGTCAAATGTACCAGGGCTATTTGGTCTATTACAGGTGTTTAAATTATAACCAGGTTCGTTATCTAACAATCCAGCACTATCAATGCCAGTATTGCTGGTTAGAGTATCTGGATTCCATTGTACTTGTAATATAGTATGATCTAATGGATTAATAGCAATAGTGCCTATAACCTGACTTCCGTTAGGCTGTGTTAAGTATAATCTGCTGCTACCAGCAACATACTTGCCAGGATATTGATTAAAAATATCTAACCAATCCAACGGTGTGCCCTGACGTACTGGCATCTCTAACGTAGGTTCTAACGGGATTGAGCTTTCGTGCGGTCCTAGCAATACGGCTTGATTATTAAAAACTTCTAACTTGTAACCAGTAATAGTAGTAGCACTAATATCAATTAAATCAGTTAGCGTAGTTGTTGGCTCAATTGGATCTTGTCCAAGCCCTTCAATGTACGTTCCGCTAGTAATACTGTTGCCGTGCATACTGGTAACAATCTTAGTAATAACACCCAAGTGCTTGACTTTAACTGGAGGATTAATCCAAATAGGAGTTTCTAATGTTAGTGTAGCAATATCAATAGGTGTATCATTGCCTACAGGAACAGAACGGCTATCCCAGTTAATATCATTTAAATTTAATACAGTTAAACTAGTCCAATCAATGTAGTTGTCTGTAGTTTGTAGTTCTAGACTAGGATTAAACAAGACTAAAATCTGTTCAAGTATTTGTAACTTTTGATCTGTATTGCTACTCCAAATATCACACTTCATAGTAAGTTTAAATGGAGTTGGCATTAAACGTTCAACGGTATAGTTCTTACCTTGCCCAGTGGTGTACTGGCCATTGACTACATCGCGTTCACGAATATTAACTTTATCCACAAAAGTTTGATCTGCTAGGCGATCTCTATCCAGCGCCAATGCACTAACATACACGCTGATACGCGGTACGCTGTTAACTTTGTTTTCGCTGTTATTGCGGATAATACTAGCCACTTGCCTATCAGCATCACCGTACATAACTGGTATACGGTGTAAACTACCATCTCCATATTTGACAACAAAGTTACTCAACGCACGTATTGTTTGAGTGATATATCGTCTTATTTGCGCATCGTAGAAGAATTGTATAATGGTACAACGGCGTTAAACCGAAGCCTCCTTGGTATGTGTGAACTTATAGATGTGCATTATAGGTCCGCCGTAGGTTTAAGAGCTTTACTAATCGCTTGGCGTTCAGCTTCTCTACTGTTGTATAGTGTAACAGTCCAAGTGCCAGCAAATGGCGTGGCTTGTTGAACGCCATCGACTATAGGAAGGTTAACCTGTAAGAACCCACCTTGCCCTGCGCCAAATGGTTCTGTACCATCGTCTACTATTACTGTTGGATGGTCTGCTAGGGCATAATCTAGTACTACTGTATCAAGTTTCAATACAACGTATGGTGCTGATTGGAATGGAATTCTAGTATTGATTACAGTTGTGCCAGCTGGAATAAATGATTTTTGTTGACCTGAAATTGGAGTAAGGTTGCGTGATAGCCCAGCACCATAAGGAACTGCATCAGTGTATAACCAAGTAGTACCATTGTTGATAAATCCAGTCTTTAGTGTATGTCGTGTATCGTTATTGGTCATATTCATACGCACACTATCTTCAACAGCAATCCAACCGTTGTTAGCTTCGTCAAATTTAAACAATCTATTAGGTAAAAAATCTACACGTAAGAAAAAGTCGTTATTAACTGGGTTGCTTGGAAACTGTATTCCAAACCCAAACTCATAGCCATTAACTGGATAGCCATCGCCTAGCAAGTACCCACTGTATCCGCTACGTTGTGGAACAGCCTGAGCGCCACTGGCCGATATAGTAGCACCGGCGTTACTGGCAAGGATGTCTGTTTCATCCGCTGTTTCTAAAACTGGTACGCCAGTGATTGGATCTGCCGCTAGTGTATAAAACTGACGAGTCTCGTATCCGCTCTTAGGAGCATCTAATTCACCTTGTTGTACAACAGCATCGTTGATAGCCAGCTCTTGATTGTAAGTGCTTAACAAATCTTTTAGTGTAGTTCCGTTTACAGGATCTCCATTTGCATCCAACGCTGGCTGATTAAAGATTTGTGCAAATTGCTGATTATCAGTAATACGTTTAAGTTTTAATCTATATAGATGTGGAAACCACGTAACACTAAACCCTTCGCTAGCACGACCCACATCTTCAATTACATAGTAACGTGGTAATCCAAAATCAAAATCATTCAGTGCAAAGTCATCACGCAAGTGTGGTAGCTCTAGCACATCGCCACTCATAGGTTTACGGCCTACAAAATTAATAAAATCATTAATATGTACAGTCATAAACAGCGTGTCGTTGTCTATGAACAGGCCAAATTGGCTTAGATTAAAGTCAATGTTTTGTACATTATACAGTCCGCGGATTCTGTAGATTTGTGTATCGTAAGTTCTATCACGATTTTCTAAAAATAACAAATCTTGTATGTTTGTTGGAGCAACAGTGGAATAACCGGGCTGATCAGCGGTAGTACTTCCTGGTGCTGTATTGGCACCTAAATATTTGTGGACGTAAACGTCTGTTCCGCCCGCTTGAAACATTTCGCTGGCTTGTCGGTCAATGAACTTGTAGTCATTGCCTTTTTCTGGTTTGTATAATGAGAGTCTGGGCATAATGATATTTATCGTTAGCTAAATATGTAAGAGGAACTATTTATGGACGAATTAGCCCCAACAACACAATCTAACAGTACTATAGAGCGAAATAACGTATTCAAGTACGTTAAGCTAATGCTGGGTGACCAGATGATCGAAGTAGAACTAGATCCTGAACACTACGAAGCTGCCTTGGATCGTGCGTTAAATCGTTACCGTCAAAAAAGCCCAAATAGCGTAGAAGAAAGCTACTTGTTCCTTGAATTAATACAGGATCAAAATGAATACAGATTACCCGATGAAGTTATTGCGGTACGCCAAGTATTCCGTCGTGCTATTGGCAGTCGTAGCGGTATCGGTGCTGGTGGTACTTTGTTTGAACCCTTTAACCTGGCATATACAAATA